TCTGGAAACTGTCCTGTTGATTATAACGAAAGAACTATTATAAACTTTGACTTTAAAATATGAAAGATTTTATAGATAAACATTTAAGCAATGTAAAATTTGCTACTAAAAAACAAAAAGAAAAAGAAATTTGGGATGTGTCCGGTATATTAAAAAATAGATTAAATCAAAAATTAAAATATGACGTCAGACCATATAGCATGGATATAAATGGAAGAAATGTAAAACCACTTACTACTAGATCTAAAGCAGATAAAATTGTTTTTGAACAATTAGATAAATGGGTTGTGGTAGAGGCTGTAGAATTACATAATTTTATTATAGCACATAAATTACAAGAAATTAATTTAAATGAAATTGTTGGTGCTTTAGAATGGAATATAAATATAAAGAAATAAAAAACTTTTTACCAAAAGAACAATTTAAATCTTTACAAGATTTAATATTTTCTAATACCTTTCCATGGTTTTTTCAACCTCATCAAACTAAAGATGATGGATATTTTATGAGCCATAATTTTTTTTATAACAATAAGCCTAACTCTATTTTTTATGAAGATTATATTGTTTCTATTATACAAAAACTTAAAGTTAATATGGTGTCCGAGGTAAGAGCTAATTTACTTTTTAAAACTAAAAAACATATTCAATCCGAGTTTCATGTAGACAAACCATTTTATTGTAAAACAGCGTTATTATATGTGAACACAAACAATGGTCATACCTTGTTAAAAAATAAGATTAAAATAAAAGCAGAAGAAAATAAACTATTAATTATTGACACTAAAACACCCCATGCAGCAGTAAGTCAAACAGATAAAGATCGAAGAATTGTAATAAATTTTAATTATTTATAATATGTTAAAAATAAAATTAGAATCGTATGGTTTTCAAGATAAATTTGAACATCATCATTCAATTAAAGACAGACTATTAATGCTTATAAATAAATCAAAAAATGATTTTGATAGTAATCCTAACGACAAGATTGATTATTTAGATTGGAAAGAAAGCGCAAATATGGAAAGAGAGTGGACAAAATTTATTATGCCTTTTTTACAAAGGCATTTTTTAAAATGTATAAAACATTTAAATTTAAATAAAACATACATTAGAAACCTATGGTTTCAAAAATATAAAAAACACGGGGTGCACAACTGGCATGTTCATAGTAATAATTATACAGGTGTATATTATTTACAGTTTCCAAAAGGTGCTACTAAAACACAGTTAATTAATAAACAAAAAATATTTGAAATAGATGCTAAAGAAGGGGACATAGTTATATTTCCTAGTTTTGTAATTCATAGATCACCTAAAATAACTGAAGATGTCGAGAAAATTATTGTATCTTTTAACTTAGACTTTGACGACATAGATGAAAATTATGATAATGATACTTTAAAAATAGATTGAATTACTCTATAATCTAATATAATAGCTAATAAACAGGATTTTATATGCTACAAAAACTAGGTTTTGCCCCAGGATTTAATAAACAAGTTACAGAAACCGGAGCTGAAGGGCAATGGTTTGATGGTGACAACGTACGTTTTAGATACGGAACTCCAGAAAAAATAGGTGGTTGGTCTCAATTAGGACAAGATAAATTAACAGGTGCGGGAAGGGCCTTACATCATTGGGATAACAATGCCGGTATTAAATATGCCGCTATTGGAACTAATAAAATTTTATACGTATATTCAGGTGGTACGTATTATGACATTCACCCTATAAGAACCACTTTAACAGGTGCAAAATTTACAAGTTCATCTTCATCAACAACAGTTACAGTAGTATGCACCGGGGCCCATGGTTTATTAGAAGATGATATTGTTTTGTTTGACAGTGTGACCGGAGTACCGGCAGGATCAACTTACAGTAATGCAACTTTTGAAGACATAAAATATATGGTCTCTTCTGTTCCAACAGCCACTACTTTTACAATTACAATGGCTGCTCAAGAAACAGGGACACCGTTAACTACAAGTGATGGTAATAGCACTTCGGTTTTATGTTATTATAATGTGGGACCTTCTCAACAATTAGGTGGCTTTGGTTGGGGTACAGCATTATGGGGTGGTACAGCTAATGGACCAGCAACTTCTACATTATCAACAACGCTTCCAGATGATGCCACTACGACTGTGGTATTAGCAAACACTTCAGCATTTCCTGCTTCAGGAGAAATTAGAATTGGATCGGAAGACATAAGTTTTACAAACAATGACACGGGAACAGGGACCTTAAGTGGAGGAGCACGAGCAGTTAATGGAACTACAAGAGCAGCCCATACTGCTGGAGCAACAGTAACTAACATTTCTGATTATGTAGCATGGGGAGAAGCTTCTTCTTCTGACTTTACAATCGATCCAGGTCTATGGATTTTAGATAATTATGGAACAAAATTAATTGCCCTTATATATAATGGTGCATGTTTTGAATGGGATGCTTCTCCTTCAAACGCAACATCAATTAGAGCAACTTTATTACCCAACGCACCAACAGCCTCGCGTCACGTATTGGTATCTACACCGGACCGACACTTAGTATTTTTTGGAACAGAAACAACCGTTGGATCTAGCTCCACACAAGACGATATGTTTATAAGATTTTCTTCTCAGGAAAGTATTGACCAAACAGATTCTTACACAGTCAAAGCAAATAACACCGCTGGTACACAAAGACTGGCAGATGGTTCTAGAATTATGGGGGCTATTAAAGGTAGAGATGCAATTTATGTTTGGACAGATACCGCATTGTTTCTTATGAAATTTGTAGGCCAGCCATTTACTTTTTCTTTTGAACAAGTTGGAACTAACTGTGGACTGATCGGTAAAAATGCATGTATAGAGGTTGATGGTGCAGCTTATTGGATGTCTGAGAATGGGTTCTTTACTTATGATGGTCAATTAAAATCTATACCTTGTTTAGTCGAAGACTATGTTTATGATGACATAAATTTTACATCCAGAGATTTAATAAATGTCGGTTTAAATAATTTGTTTGGAGAAGTAACTTGGTTCTATTGCACATCAGGATCAAATGTTGTTAATAGAATGGTAACATACAACTATTTAGATTCTAGTCCTAAACGTCCTATATGGACAACAGGAAGTTTAGCTCGTGCAGCATGGCAAGATTCAGCAGTATTTGATAAACCACATGCAACTTATTATAACCCGGATAGTAATACTTCTTATGATGTTATTGGTAATACAGATGGATGTACAATATACTATCAACAAGAAACAGGGACCGACCAGGTAGATGCCGGCGGAGTAACAACCGCTATTCTTGGTTCAATTACTTCTGGTGATTTTGATATTACCCAACGTAGAAGTAACACAGGACAAACAGTAGGAATGCCGGATCTTAGAGGAGATGGTGAATTTATAATGAGAATTAGTAGATTTATACCAGATTTTATCACACAAACAGGGTCTACTAGAGTAAGTTTTGTAACCAGAACTTATCCAAATAGTTCTTCAACTACTTCAAATTTTGATATAACATCATCTACAACAAAAAAAGATACAAGATTACGGGCGAGATCTATAGCGTTAAAAGTATCTAATACTGCAGCAAGTCAAGACTGGAAGTTAGGTACATTTAGATTAGATATACATCCTGGAGGAAGAAGATAATGTCATTGTTTTATACTGGAGTTGATAAGGAAAGATATGATGCAGGTAAAAGGTTTATGCCTATGGACAAGTATCTTTTAAATTATAATGACTCTACTCCTTTTAATTTTTCTAATAATGCATCAGCAATAAGTAGTCCAGGTATTACTGCGACCAATTCTTTTATGAATTTTGCTAACAATAAAAATAATTATAACCCAACAGGCGGAAATGTTTTTGGATATGGTAATGCGGTTTCTCCTGTAGCTTTAGGTAGCTACGGTGATCCAAGTTATTTTGGAGGACTTGATGGTAATATTCAACAATCCGGTATTCCTCGTAATTTTATGTATGACATGGATCCTAATTATGAAGGTGATGACTTTATGACTGCGTACCAAATGACGACAGGTAAAAATAAAGAACTGCCGGGGTTTGCTAATTTTGCGTTAAGTTTTTTACCAGGCGGTAGTTTTATCCGTAACAAAATAGAAAAAGGTTTAAATGATCCTAGAGTAGGTCAACCTAATTACAGAATAGGTGGAATGGATAATATTCAGAAAGGTCAATACAATATGTTAGCAGGTCAAGGTATGTTGTTTGATGGCCCTGGTGGCGTAAAAACTTTAACAGGTAAAAACTTTACAGGTAAAGGTTATCTTGAAGGTCAGATAGATATTTACAATAAAGAATTTACAAAACCAGATGGAACTATGATGACTGAAGAAGAAATAACAGATTTAATAGCTAAAACAAAAGCAGACCCAAGAAAACAGTTTAAATATAAACAAATGTTAGAAGCTTCTACAATGTATAAAACAAATAAAGCACAAGAAAAATTTGCTGCAGAACAAAAAGCAAAACAAGAAGAAGCGGCAGCTCAAAGACAAAGAGATATAAAAATAGCACAAAGTACTCCATTAGGGGGTTCAGATGGTACCAGTGGAGGAGACTTTAGAGGCGGAGCAGAATTTAGAGGAGCTAATCCTTATGGTGGTTCAGGCAAAATGGACGATTTAGGTGCGGATACTTTTAAATACGGAGGACTAGCAAGTTTATAATGGCAAAAATTGTACAATCATTAACTAGAGCTGAAGAAGAATATAGCAGAAAAAATTTACAGTCATTAGTTAGAGATCTTGATGGTGTAATAACAAAATTAAACTCTTCATTTCAAGATGAAGTTAAACAAGAAATAGAAGCTAAAAGTTTCTTTTTAGAATAATGGCAGTAGTAAACCAATATAAATTTTACGGTAAAACAACGACAGCTGCTGAAACAGTAGCGTTGTTATCACCTAGTGTTAATGAAACTATTATTATAAAGTCTTTAAGAGTTACAAACAAATCAGGTTCTAATACACCTACGGTAACTATTAAAAATAATGCATTTGAGATAGTAAATACACAAACACTAGTAGCTGCTACAAGTGTAGAAATATTAACTTTACCTTTAATTGTAGAAGGTGGCACAACATTAGAATACACGACAGCAGGCACTGTATCTGATGGTGTGGTATTTGGTATTAGCTATCTTAATATATTAAAGGAGAAAACAGACTAATGGAAATAAAACAAGCTAAAGTAGAAACTACTTACAGACACAAAAAAACTGGTCAGCTTTTTAAGGAAAGAAAAGACTGGGAAAACAAAGGTTTTAAAGAAGAAGAAATGGCTCAAGATGTAAAAGTTATAATGCCACCTCTTGATTTGTTAGCAAAAACCAAGTAAACATAAGGATTAAGGTAAAATTATGGCAATATCTAGAATGCAACAACCACAACAAATACAATCAGGAATAGGTTCTTTACAAGATCCAAGACAAGGTTATTT